AATGGAAACTAATGCAACAAAAAGAACTGATATTTTCCAGATAGATCCACGTAACATAGTGGTAATGGATGATTTCAATGCTCGTAGAGATTTCGATTTAGAGGAATTAAAGGAGCAAATCAAGGCTAAAGGAGTTCTTAACCCTATTACCGTACTTCCTTTCAAAGATGAGGACGGTATAGAACGGTACAAGCTGGTGGATGGTGAAAGACGCTATCGGGCTACCATGCTTGCGATTGAAGAGGGTACAAACATTCCTTACATTAAGGCTTTGAAGCTGCCTAAAGACACAAGTACGGAAGAGCTTCTAATCGAGCAGATGATGAGAAATGAGGGAAAGCGTTTTTCTGAATATGAGTGCGGTATCATGTTCAAACGCTTTAAAGAAAAGTTCGGATATACCCAAAATGAGATAGCTGAAAAGTTTAAAAAATCTCCGGCTTTTGTGAGTAAATGTTTATCCCTAATGGATCTCCCTATAGAGATTCAGGAACGTATTATAAACAAACAAATATCGGCTTCTGCTGCTAAGGACATTGTAGCCAATTACGATACGGAAGAGGAACAAGTAAACGCCACGAGAAAAGCCGTAGAATTAGCCGAAAAGCAAGGGAAAAGGACTGTTACCAATAAAGAGATTAACGCTGTACAGAAAGAGGCTAAGGAAGCCAAAGAGATAGCTCAGGCACTCCGTAAGGTGTGGGCTTATCTGGATGGCGGTGTTATGGTAGATGTGGATAAGCTGGCTATCCTTCTGGATAAAACAGAGAGTTTGAGTAATGCAATGAAACAATATAAAAAATTGAGTAAATGAAAGTAGTGTTTTTTGACCTGGAAACTACAGGAACGTTAGTAAACAAACATGGGATCCACCAAATTAGCGGTATGATCGTTATAGACGGTGAAGTAAAAGAAACCTTTGATTTCAAGGTACAGCCTAACCCTAAAGCGGAAATAGTGCAAGAGGCTTTAGATGTGGCTGGTGTAACCAAAGAGCAGATTCTATCTTATCCGGCAATGGGGTATGTGTACGGACAATTTACGGCTATTTTGAACAAATACGTGGATAAGTACAATAAGCAGGATAAGTTTTTCCTTGCTGGTTATAATAATGCTTCATTTGATAACCAGTTTCTCCGTGCATGGTTTTTACAGAATGGAGATAAATATTTCGGATCTTACTTCTGGAGTAATTCTATAGATGTAATGGTTTTGGCAACTCCTTATCTGGCTTCTCAACGCTCACAGATGGAAAATTTCAAGCAAGGAACTGTAGCAAAGGCACTCGGTATAGAAATAGACGAAAGCCGGCTACATGATGCCTTGTATGACATTCAAGTATGCAAATCTATTTACGATATTGTTTCACCATATAAAATGTAATGTTATGGAAAAGATTAATATTCAACTTCCTCAGTATTGGAAAAAGAAGAAACTTAACCCGGAGTTTATAAAAGAACTTGAATCAACTGCAAAAAGCGATCCGTTTACAAAAGATGAGTTCGGGGAATATCGGTTTGGTACATTTCTTCATGGTTGCGCTATTGTCAAAGTTGAAATGACTGATAACCTTCTGAGCGTTGCTATTCACAGCCAACATCCTATAGGTTTGCCAATGATTAAGGAGATTCGCTATAAATACGCTCCGAATAATTGTCTTATGACAATGCTAATGCCTTCAAGGGAACAGCAGATTAGCGATAATACCGTAGTGCTTTATCAGATTCCAGGATCTTTTAGCGATACGACAGATGTTGAATTTGAGGAAGGGAAAGAATGATCTATATAGGGATTGATACAGGTGTACATACCGGGATTGCTATCTGGGATAACCGAAAGCGTTCTTTGGAAATGGTAAAACAAATGCCTATTCATAGGGCTATGGCGGTTGTTCAGTCTTATGCGGATATGCAAAAGACGGGTGTAGGCGATAAAATCATAGTAAGAGTGGAAGATCCACGACAACGCACCTGGTTTGGTACAGAGAGAATGACACGTGAAGAGGAACGGAAGAGGCTACAAGGTGTAGGATCCGTAAAACGTGATGCTACAATTTGGGAAGATTACCTTACCGAACTTGGTGTTGAGTTTGAAATGGTTGCTCCTAAACGGAATATAACAAAGATGAGCCAGGAATATTTCAAGCAGCTTACGGGATGGAAAAAGCAAACCAACGAGCATAGTAGGGATGCTGCCATGTTAGTATTTGGCTTTTAGATGTTTTTTGCTCTTTATTGGTGTATATATACACCGAAATTTATATCTTTGCATTAATTGATAACATTGATATTATGACTATTACGACAACTATCTTTATAGTAGCAGGTGCTTTAGCGGTATTCATTACCGCTATGCACTTTGCAAATCTTTTCCTACCGTATGATCCGATTACACCAGGTAAATCTATTACCGTATATCTGGATGGTAAGTTTAATAGGGTGGCAACGATCACGAGTATAGAGAACGGTTGTATCTATGTGTATGATAAATTCCCGTTGCCATTGCATTATAGAGGAAAATTTTACGCTGTAGGCAGAATGACGGACGGGCATAAGGTTATGTTTTTAGGGAAGCGGAAACTTTATCTGTTGATGCGCTTTGTGGAGGCTTTCAGAAAGATTGCCCGTATTCCTGAATTTGAAAAGGAGGTTTAACATGGAAGGGATAGAGATTGTTTACCGTAAAATCTCGGATCTAACTCTGTTGGATGACAACCCACGAAAGATAAGCAAGAGAGATTTAGAGCGTTTGGTAGATTCCATTCGCATAAATGGTTTCTGGAAGCACCGCCCTATTGCCTTATCTGAGCGTGAAGGAAAGTTATATGTACTGGCAGGACACCAACGGATAAAGGCTGCAAAGAAGCTGAAAATATCGGAAGTGCCGACAATCTTGTACCACAACCTGACCGAAGAGCAGGAAGCGGATATAGTTCTAAGGGATAACATCAACAATGGTGAATGGGATTTTGAAAAGCTACAGCTTGGAGATTGGAGCAACAAGGCTGATTTCTCTTTTATCGGTTTAGATATTCCAGTAGAGGATAAACAGCCGGAAGATGAGGAAGCAGCCGATGAAGAACAAGAGGACAACGAGAAAGAGGAAGGCTCGGAAGATGATCCGATAGCGGATGAAAAAGAGGATTTTTACAGATCCATGCTTAACGATTGTTTGTATGAGAGCAATAATGAGTTTGACATTCCTAATTTGTTGCTGGAAGAACAAGCCGGAAAACTTCTTTTGCCTTTTGCCCCCTGGGGAGCTGATAGCCGATTAAGGAAAGATGTTGCTACTTACCACTTCTATGTAGATGATTATCGCTTTGAAGCTATTTGGAAAGATCCGATCAAGGTGCTAACCAGTGGTGTAAAAGCGTTGGTAGAGCCGAACCTTTCCGTTTACGATACAACCCCGATAGCTTACGGTTTACAACAGATTTACAAGAAACGTTGGATAAGCCGATACTTTCAAGAGTGCGGTATCAAGGTGTACGCAGATCTGAATGTTTCTGTGAAGTTCAAAGAGTATAATAAACTGGGCTTACCAAAAGGGTATAACGCTTTTTTCACTCGTGGCTATGCTGGTCGGTTGGAATATCTGAAAGGAGAGCTTGAAGTAGCCAAAGAAATATCCGGCTTGCAAACTCCTAACTTGCTTGTGTATGGCGGTGGTGATGAGATCAGAAAGTTTTGCATAGATAACAGCCTGGTTTACGTCCAGGACTTTATTAACGATAAAAGTTCAAAAAAAGATGGCAAAAACAAGCGGAAGTAATGGAGGTTTGCCGAATGGCGATTCAAACTACAAAGGTAAGGTAGGCAAACTGGAACCTTTGGCTTCAATTAAGAACCCGAAGGTGTACAAGACTGTAAAAGAAAGTATCTCACGTTTTCACTCTGTTTTGGGAGTAAGACAGAAAGATATTAAGATCGGACAACTGGAGGCTGGTACGGGTGGAGTGCATATTTCCCAAAATGGAGTATCTAAACAAGTCGTTTTGAATAAATCCGTTTTCAATGGGAAAAACACCACAACCCAAAGCGTTGCTAAATGGGCTGAAAAAGGTTACAAAAGCGGACACTTGACGAAAACCAACAAGCCAGTAGCACATATTGTTACTCACGAGCTGGCGCACGCAACTTGGAACAACCATTTAACAAGCCCCAATGCAAAGGCAGCAAGTAAAAGCATAAACAGCCTTTATAAGAAATGGGGTAATGATAAGTCGAAACAAGGTTATGGTAAATATGCCAAAACCAATGTAAACGAGTTCTGGGCAGAAGTATGTACAAAAGCCGTTCATGGTAAGGCAGATAAGTACACAAAAGCAGCTAAAGATATAATCAAGAAGTATAAATTATAACGTATATTTGCGGAAAACGCAATAAAATATTGAGCTATGGATAAAATAGAATTAACCGATTTGCAAAAGCAGCTTATTCAAAAGCAGCTAAATGAAAAGTACGATCCGTTTATGGCTACGGAAGAAGAACAAGAAGCCTTCAATGACGTAATAGACAAAGCCGAAGCATTATCGGATGAACTGGACGCTGTAGATGATTACATAGACAACTACAACGGTGATATGATAGCCTGGTTTTGGGCAAAGTACCAAGAGCAGGAACAAAAGGAACAATGATAAATTAACCAGGTAAAGAATTAATCAGGTGGGAGTTCCTATCTGATTTTTTCTTTCCTTAATCGGTGTATATGTACGCCAAAAACAACGAATAAACAACGGAATGGCACTCTTTGAGAAAGGCAATAACATAGGGAATAGATTCACAAGCGAAAACCAACCAAAGAAAAATGGTCGGAAGCCCTCAATGTATAAACAGCTCAAAGAGCTTACAGGTAAAAAAGTAGATTATGAGCTGAGCAAAGAGGACTATTATAAAACAATTCGGTTTCTTCTTGAACGCTCCAAAGGAGAGCTAAATAAAATCATGGCTGACGCAAACAGAGAAGATAGCACTACTCCTATTTGGGTGTGCAATATTATCAGTGCAATCTTCACAGATATTCGCTTTGGTCGGACTTCAACGGTTGAAATGATATTCGATAGAATTTTTGGCAAAGCAGCCCAACCGATAGAAGGGGATATAAACGCTAATGTGTCTGGAGGACTGGAGCCGGATCTATCCAAACTTTCAACCGAAGATCTTTTGGTTTATCATGGACTATTAGAAAAGATGAATGGCAAAAAATAAAAACATACAAATACCAATGGCTCTTGCAGTCAAAATAGAGCTGTTTAAACGTGGCTGTTTTGACTTCATTACTGTTAAGGATGGAAAGAAGCACGAAAAGCAGGAAAAGGCTTTGCAGATCCTTACAGACAATGAGCACGCAGAGTTTTTGTATGGTGGTGGTGCTGGTGGTGCTAAGTCGTGGACTGGTGCTGCCTGGCTTCTTTTTATGTGCCTTTGTTATCCAGGTTCCAAATGGTTTATTGGTCGAGCTGAGTTAAAGCGTATTACCCAATCTACCTTAATAACGTTCTATAAGGTTTGTAACCAATACGGAGTAGAAGATACTTTGTATAAATACAATGGGCAGTATAACTATATAGAGTTTTACAACGGATCCCGTATAGATTTGCTGGATTTGATGTATAAGCCTGGAGATCCTTTTTATGAAAGATACGGATCTATAGAATATACTGGCGGTTGGATAGAAGAAGGTGGAGAAGTAAACTTCGGTGCTTATGACACTCTTAAAACTCGTGTAGGTCGCCACTTGAATAATGAGTTAGGGTTAAAACGAAAGTTGTTTATCACGTGTAACCCTAAAAAGAACTGGATGTATGATACCTTTTACACTCCATTCAAGAAAGGTATATTGCCTGAGTATATGTACTATCTGGGTTGTTTGGTACAAGAAAACCCCTTCATAGATCCAGACTACATAGAAGGTTTGAGAACAACCAAAGATAAGGTTAAAAGAGAGCGTTTGCTAAAAGGTAATTGGGAGTATGACGACAACCCCAATGCGCTTTGTTCTCACGATGCGATTACAGCCATTTTTAATAATCTGCTATCAATAACCACTGGGAAGAACTATATAACAGCAGATATAGCCCGATTTGGATCCGATTACGCCCGGATTTGCGTTTGGGATGGTTATACGATCATAGACTTAAAATGCTTTCCACTAAGTAAAACTACGGACATACAGAAATGTATTCAACACTTCCAGAAAAAATACAGAATACCTAAATGGCGGTGTATCGCTGATGAGGACGGTGTAGGCGGTGGCGTGGTGGATAATTGCGACATACAAGGCTTTGTAAATAACAGCCGTGCTTTAAAGGATGAGAACTACCAGAACTTGCAAACACAATGCGGTTACAAGCTGGCAGAACACATAAACGCCTCAGAGATTGGGATCAATGAGGAACTGTTAAGCTCGGCAGACAAAGAGCAAATTATCCTTGAACTGGAGCAGTTGCAAACATGGGATGTGGACGGAGAAGGCAAATTAAAGCTAAAACCGAAAGAGGAAATCAAGCAGGAAATTAGATGTTCTCCAGACTGGCGAGATGTGTTTTTAATGCGCTGTTGGTTTGACTATAACGAGTATGATATACCAGATGATATAGAAGCAAGATTAGGAGTTATTTAAAAATTTGAATTATGGGATTTTTTAATGTTATCAAGAATGAGGTAAAAGCTGCTGTAGGTTATCAACAGAATTTTACAGCTTTGTTGGAGGCTAAGGATATTTCAAGAGCCTTAAACTATATGCAAGATCGCTCCGGCTTTGCTGAAAAAGCCTTGCTGGAGTACAAGGTAGAAAACCATGAGGTTATGAAAAGGCAGGATAAAGCCGTTTATGATAAGAAAGGGAATTTTCTTAGATGGCAAAAGCGTTGGAAAATTCCTATCCCCTATCAGTCTTTCATCAATGAAATTGCGCTTGTTTTCTTATATGGCAGACCCGTAAAATGGACGCAAAGAAGCAAAGGTACTGATTATGCTTTTGAGCAATATATAAAACTGCTGGAGCATTTACGCTTCAATGCCAATGTAAGAGAGGCTAAACGTGTTGCTGGTGCTGAGGGTACTTCCGCTATGCTATTTCATGTGTTCCGAAATAAAGAAGGAAAACCAGATGTATTATTGAATGTGTTATCTAAACAAAACGGTGATGATATTTACCTTATCAAAGATCAGTATAAGCGTATGACTGCTTTTGCTTGGGGGTATTATCTGAATGAATCCGGCAATCGGAGCATCTACCATGTGGATATTTACAAAGATGATACGGTTTACTACTGTAAGCGTGTTAGTGTAGGTTGGGAAGTGAAGGCAATCCCTAATGTGATAGGGAAAATTCCCGTTATCCTCTTTGAACAAGAGTTAGAGCATGAAGGAACACAGCCCATGATACACCGTGTAGAAAGCATGGAATCAACAGATGCAGATGTAAATGATAGATTTGCTAACCCGGCAATGGTAGCAACCGCAGAAGTGCTTAACAGCTTGCCTAAAGCAGAAGAAGAGGCAAAACTATTCATTCTAAAGGAGGGTGGCAAGGTTGAATATCTTACATGGGATCAGGCTTCACAAAGCAAGGCAAATGAATACGAACGGCTGGATAAGCATATTCTTTCAAAATCTTTCACTCCTAACATAGATTTTGACAATATGAAGAGTTTGGGCAATCTGTCTGCTAAAGCTATCAGAAAAGTAATGCTGCTTGCAGTGATTAAGGCTGAGAAACGAAAGGAAACCCACGATAATTACATGAATAGAACGGGTAATTTGCTACGTGCTATTCTTGGTAATGTTTTGGACTACCAACACAAAGCCGAATATGAAGCATTACAGTTAGGGCATGAGTTTCAAGAACCATTCGGTGAAGATGTGAGCGATATTCTTGCTGATATATCAAAGCAGTATAACGATGGAGCGATAAGCCGACAAACTTATGTGGAAATGAGCTACCTTATCAAAGATGCAAAAACGGAAATTGAGCGTTTGAAGCAGGAAGATTTAGAAGCCATAGCTAAACAGCAGGAGTTAAACAGAATAGATGTGTTCGGTGGAGGTGAATAATGGCAAAGAAAGTAAAACCATCAGAAACAAAGTACCATTGTAGGGATTGCAAGCACTCTTACGACTGGCACGAGAAGGATTATAAAGGTGAGTTCTTCCTTTGTCGGTGTCCTTTCTTCAAATACTCTAAATTCTTAAACAAAGATCACTGTGAACACTTTGAGTTAAAGCGCAATGGCAAAAACTAAATACGTCAATTCCACGCAGCTACAAAAAGAGCTGTTTAAACGTACAGAAGGGTACGCAGCTAATGTACGTGCGATTTATCAAAACTACTTACTCCAGATTATTAACCTGGTAAAAGGTACGGAGTTGGAAGAAGGTAAACCGTTCTCTTTCTCCGAATATGGCTATAGTGATGAGGCTACAGCCATATTTAGAGAAATGTACAGCCGTTTGTATCAAGAAATAAGGAATGACGTGCAAAATGAATGGTTGCTTTCCAACCAACATAACGATGAGCTGGTAAAAAGTGTGTTCGGTGAAAACTCTATCAATGATAACCACTTTGCCCGATTCTTTAAGCGCAATATGGAGGCTATGGACGCTTTCTTTGCTCGGAAAACTGGAGAAGATGGGCTAAGCCTATCGCAAAAGGTATGGAGGTACACAGGACAATTTAAAGAAGAGCTTGAAAACTGCTTGGATTTGGCTATAGGAGAGGGTACAGGAGCCAACAAGTTAGCTTCCAAAATACAGACCTACCTACAAGATCCTGATCGCTTTTACAGAAGATTCAGAATAAAGGTCGGTGAGGATGAAAACGGAAATACTGTGTATGGTCGTGTATGGAAACGTAGGGTATATGACAAAGAAACCGAAAGTTATAAATGGGTAGATGATAACCCAAAGAAATATCATCCTGGACGTGGTGTATATAGATCTTCATACCGTAATGCCCAACGTTTGGCACGTACAGAAACCAATATAGCCTACAGAACTGCTGATTTTGAACGATGGGGGCAATTAGATTTTATAATTGGCTATGAAATCAAGCTGTCAAACAACCACCCATGCCATGATATTTGCGATGAGCTTGCTGGCAAATATCCCAAAACGTTTAAATGGACTGGTTGGCATCCAAATTGTCGGTGCTACATGATTCCTATTTTAGCTGGTGAAGATGATATAGAGGATATGCTTAACAAGATCCTGGCTGGAGAAGATGAAGAAATAAGCAAGAAAGGGCAAATAACGGAGTTTCCAGATGAATTTGTGCAATGGGTAAAGGATAACGAAGATCGCATGAATGAAGCCAAAACAAAAGGCACTCTACCCTATTTCGTCAAGGATAACTATACGGATATAGAAGAAATCTTGCATCCTCTCACACCTGAGCAAAAACACTACAAAGGGCTGGTTGCTCAATATGGGGAAGAAAACGTACAAAAGCTATATGAGGCTTTCGATTCTTTCAAAGCCAAAATCTCTACTGGTGATTTGGAGTACCAAATCAAGAAGCTAAAGTTTGAGGCTAATTGGGTTGAGGAAAAGAATAAATTCCCGACTTCTCCCGAAATGGTGAAAATGCTTAAAAAAGAGCTGGCTATAGTTGAGGCAAAATTTCAATACCAGCAAGCCGTAAATGCTGCCAAGCCTATTTTGAACTATAAAAGCAAGAGTAAACCGTTAAATTCGATTCTGGCAGAACTGAATGAGGCTATAGCCAATGAAGCAACTGCAAATGAGATACAAGCCTTGACAGCAAAAGCGACTGCCAAAATACAAGAGATAGAAAAGGCTCGGCTCGCAAAGCTGGTTAAACAAGGTGCGGACGGATCCACTTTGGATCTTTACGCAACAGAAAAAGAAAAGCTGGAAATAGCAAGGCTCCAATCTGAATATGATAAGGCTATGGATCTATACGGCAGTCAGTGGAATAGTGAAGTAAGTGCTTGTTATGTCCGGCTTGCTGATTATAAAAAGGAGTTGGCTTTAAAGTATGTATCAAAACAAGGCAAGTTGGTTAAACTGAATGGAGAAACTGAGGAACTGGCAAAAAAAGCACTGGAAGAGTATATAAATGCGCCAGTTAATCATAGTGCTAATAACGCCATCGGTGGACGTTGGCAGAACTATAGTAGTGAAGCTGGAGCAATGGAGCGTTATAGCAAAAAAACGGGTATATCCGTAGATGAACTTGCTTTGATAAACCGTTATACATACGGCTCTAAGTGGTGTAATAATTACGGTTATGGTATTGTAGATCCGTACTTTGGCAAAATACAAGATTATGGGGGATTATGCCAAAAATATTATCCGGCTTGTAATGCTGCCTTAGAAAAAATGCCTCGCTATAATGGTACTGTATTCTCAGGGATCAGCTTTGACGCAATGAAGCTGGATAAGTATATTCAAGAAATGAAAGCGTGTCTATCATCCGGGCAGCCCTATGTAAACAAAGCCTTCATGTCCTCTACTACCAATATTGATAGAACTGCTATCTTTGGAGATAACCTAATGCTGGTTATCAAAAGCAAGAAGGGTGTAGATGTAAAAGCCATTTCCCATTATGCAAGTGAAGATGAAATTGTGTTTCGTGCCGGATCCCGTTTTAAGGTGCTGAATGTTTATCAGGAAGAAACACGAAAATACGGCTTTGGAAAAGGCTGGGTAGTTGAGCTGGAAGAGATATAAGAAAGAGCCATTACCAACGCTGGCAATGGCTCTGAACTGCCCTAAAGCAGCTATCATCAGCTCTCAACAGATGAAAACATATTATTATCCCCTATCAGATTGCAAATAAAGCGTTTTCCGGCATCCGTCCAAACAGTTGTGAACATATTGCTTATTCTACCGTCCTTTTTGTTGTAACAAAGTGTTTTTGTCGTGATGTAACCTTTGGTATGAAACGCTGGGGATAGTAACCACTGGTTTTGTTGTCTATAAAGCACTCCTTTTTCTGAAAGCAAACGATTCAATTTGCAAGCACTCATATTTAATAATTTGGCTATTTCAGTAGTAGTATAAGTACGTTCACTGAGTAAAATGTTGTCGGCATACTCAACTTTTGAAGCCTGGCTGTTTAGCTTGCTTTCCAGATCCGACACTTTTTTACGTTCATCTTTTAAAGCCGTTAATAGCTTAATGGCATTTTCGGGATCGGCTAATATAGAATCAATGGTTTGTGTGGTTGCAGTCATTCCATACCTCATTAGCTCCTTTATCCGATCATTGCACCAAATAGCAAACTGAGGACTGAGCCAACGGGCAAACTCCAAAGCTACATCTTCGTGAAACCATGTACCTTGTGCATTTTTATTGTTACCTCCTTTCGTAACTATCACTAAATCAGCCGAACTTAAATTTCTAAGTTCGGTAAGTTCTTTCAAAAACTCCTTTGTGTATTGATTATTGAGCCAAAATACGGGCTGCTTACCGAATGGTTTAGCCATTTGCGTAGCATTAACCATTGTAGCCTTTCCTATCTGGAATGTAATAGGGCTACCGTTGTATTGAAATACCTGATTATCCATAAATAGCCTCCTTTGTTCTTGTTTGCATTTCTAATTGAGCTGTAAGCCGTCCTATCTCTCTGTTTAATCGTTCTATGATCTCGTTCTTTTCTACGAGCATGGAGTAAGGAACTAACTTTTTCTCATTGATAAACCGGGCTACTTCTTTTGCTACATAAGAAGGAAACTTGGCAGGATTAGATTCACTCGTTAAGTGAGTGTTACTCGTTTGGCTGGTACTGTTATTCGCAGACAAACTTTTACTCTGTTTATGCATTTTGTTAAAAGTTTGTATCGGTGAAAAAGAAACGGTTTTCACCTTTCCCGTTGCATTACACCAGAGTAGGCAGTGGGCGCATTAACGCTCCACACGGGGGTATGAAAACCGCTATATTATATAGGCGAGGATCAAGCATAATAAATGCCTGACAAAAAATCTGGCAGGCTTCCCTACCTACTCCAAATGTAATGCACTACAAACATAGTGCTTTAGTTCGATATTGGCAAACATTTTATTTATAAAGTTCTGTGTTATAATGGTTTTGGTGTATATAAACACCGCTTTATAAGTATTTTTTAAGTTTATTAAGCCTATCCTCATACTCTCGGTATGATCCGAATACCTCTAAGGCTTTATGAATAACCCTTCCTTCATTTTCGTAATCTTTAGCCTTATGATATAGTACCATGAGCCTTTTAAAAGCATGGTGGGCAGGATAACCCAACTCTATATTTTCCTCATATACCCTAATAGCTGATTTAACTTTACCAGCTCTCTCATAAGCAATACCACGATTATTTAATTTGGCACATTTATTCAGAGCTTTTGCTTTCTCTTCATACTCGTACTTCTGGTTAAGGGCTTCTTGGTATTCAAATCTGGATAACTCTACAAACTTATCTCCATTTAAAATAGCAGATAGTACACGTTCTGTTATAGCCTGGTAAGCGATCCCCAGCTTTTGAGCCTCTTTAATCGGTACTCTCATAAAAATGCTATTTCAATTCAACAACATCGAACCACTCAATTCCTCTCCAATGAAATCGCTTAGTAACTTCATCCCAATTCGCGCCACAAATATATAAAGTTATATCCTCTGTATTAAGCCCATCAAAAGAAATAATATTAGTCGTTATCGGCATGGGTGTCCCCAATGTTATTTCTTTTAAATTATCGCAAGAATAAAAAACTTTAGAATCTATTTCGGTAACACATGGAAAAGAAACTTTTTCAAGCAAATCACAACTACTAAAAATTTCATCTGCTAAGTTTGTTAGCTTTGGCATATCTATTTTTGCCAATTTATCACAAGCAACAAAGGCTTCATCATCAGAAGTTTTCAATTTGGGAAGTGATATACTGGAAAGATTATCGCATACCCGGAACGATTCTTTACCTATTTTTTCAACGAGTGGTAAATTAACACTAATAAGATTTTCACAAAACATAAAAGCACGATCTTCTACAATCGTTGCATTAGGGGCTTCAAATGATTTCAACCACTGATTTGTATTCCATGCTATGCCATCATTATAGGCAAAGATACCACCTTTTACTGTTTTTGTATCACTCAAAACTATTTTCTCAATAGAAGGCAATACCTCATTAATCGTTTTTAAAGTATTCCAATCGTCATTAGTCAACTCACCAGATACAATAATAGATTTTGCTGTTTGTTTATCAGGAATAGCCTCTATCGCTTTCTCTACATTTCCCTTGTTGCCTGATTCTGGTACATTATTTTCGTTATCAGAACAACCAGTTATCAACAATACAATAACTAAACTTAATAATAAATTTTTCATATCGTGCAATTTATAGGTTAATAATCTACTCAGATTGGCTCCTATAAACCCACAAAAAAACGTGGGCTTACTCTGCACGATCAAGAGGGACGACCAAGTACCCAACAGCCCATACAAGAGTAATGCCCACGCCATAGCGCAGGCATTAGCACATTGTTTCTGAGGGCTGTTTGAAATTTTGGTCGTTTTCTTGATCCTCGCAACAATAGCCAATGCTATATTAGTTCATATTTTATTTCTAACTGCAAATATAGTGCTATTTATGAGAAAATTAATCCGTTTATGTTATTAATTTAGGCACGACACAAAAAAGAGGAAGGCTTTACACCTCCCTCTTACCTGTTTCAAACGATTTTTCCCAGTTGGTTGTATCTCCTTCTGGATTCGGGCTTTTACCTGGTAAATGCTCTGATAATAGTTGCTCTTTCCATTCCTTGTACGCTTCATCTAAAGGCTTTTTTGTGTCGCAAGCATCCAAGTAGGAATAATGAAACTCCTTCTCATACTCCCAAAAAGAAGCTGCCAAAGGGTGAAAAGTATCACTTTTATACGGATTCTCTTTTTCTCCTTTGTACCAATGGTAATTTGAATAATCTTCCGTTATGCCAGAAAAGAATCCGGCTTTGTTCCAGTTATCAGCCATCTTATTTATTGTTTAAGTTATGATAGAAGTTACCTATAACATCAAGCATATCAATAGGCAACAAATTGAATACATGATCTACTATTTCTTTAGGGATCTCATAGATAGCTGCTGCCATAGATCCTACAATAGCACCGATAGTGTCGCTATCACCTCCCCACGAAATAGCCTTCCTTATTGCATCCTCAAAAGAATTACTGGAAATGATAATTTTCAGGCAAATAGGTACAGTTCCCTGGCAAGTTTCATCAAATACTCCAGAGTAATAGTTTCCGATCATAAACATAGGATAGTACGTTTGCATTTCGTTTTCAAGCCCGGATAGGTTTTTGGTAGTACGCAAATAGTAAATAGCGTGCGCAATCGCTACAGCTCCTTTTATGCCTTCCGGGTGGTTATGGGTTACGATAGCGGTTTCTTCCGCTTCTTTCTTCACTCTATATAAGTCGTCAAAGAACCAAGCTACGGGGCTAACCCTCATTGCAGAACCGTTACCGAAGCTATTATATGGTTGTGGTGTATCTGAGGCTATCCAACGTGCAAAGCTGCTTCCGTATGCTCCTTTAGGGTTTGGATATTTTCTACACCATTTCAGTAACGTATCTTCGTAGTGTTCCCCATTGTTGATAGCGTCCGCAATAGCAATAGTACAAATCGTATCATCTGTAAAAGTGCTTTCTTCCGTAAACAACTCAAAGTTATAGTTATCTGTATTGTTAAACTCAAACCGTGAGCCTACAATATCGCCTATTATTGCACCTAACATATTAACCTCCAATTTTAGTATTACCTCTAAATGTTTTCTTCCTTATAAGCACGCCCATACGGATTGTACAATACTTGTTTTGATACTCAACCCGACTTAGATCTACATTCCAAAGACTTTCTTTCTTGATACCTATTTGTTCCTCTGAAAGCTCGTCAAAGATCGCAGCAATAGATCCGAAATAGAAGTGTCTTTTTCCATTGTACGGCTCTCTCAATTCTACATGAATAACTTTCGGTAACTTCATAACGATTTATTTTATTGGCACATCTAACAAAACATATTGAGGACACTCGCCATTAATAAAATCAATCGCCAAAGCAGCAATAGCACGACTTTGTACACTGCTCAACGCCTCTAATTTGGCATCGCTTATGTTACCAGTTTTGTTCTTTAGGATCTCTACCGCTTTTTGATAGCCTTCCATTACAGAGGCATTTTCAGGAATAGCCATTCTCGGATTTGCTAACTTGCTTTCGAGTTTAGTGATTGTTTCTATAATCTCTTTGTCAGTTCTCATAATACAAAAATAGTTTATTTTATTAAGTATAACAAATAAATCGTATTTCCTTTTTAGTTATTCTTTTCTTGCTGCTTTTGCAGCCATTTTACACCTTTTTTAAATCCTTCTACAAACGCATCTGAGCAAACCCTTTGTATTTCGGGTAAACAAACGCCTCTACTTCGATTTAGAGGACACGTAGCGCAAGCCTGGCTTCGTCCGTTGGCTTGCTTTGCTGCTTTAGTTATTCCTTTCATAATTTCGACAACCATTGTTCATAAATACGTGTGGCTATCTGAGCCATCATTACGGGTGGAACACTCATACCACAAATGTAGTGTGGCGATAAACCACAAAAATTATAATCTTGTGGGAACGTGGATATATTACATACCTCAGAAGTGGATAGATAGACGGGCTGCTTAAATGGTATCAATGAATCCAGGTGTGCAGACAATGTATAACAAACTCTATCTTCATAACAGAACTGCTGATTAAAAAAGCCACGTTTACCAGTGAGTTTTTTATAGGCTTCTGATAGTGCTATATCCCCTTGTTCCCTGAGTTCAAAAAGTTCTCTCATTCTGCCTTCATAGGCTCTTCCTTTATAATCCGCAAAAGCACCATATACTATAGGATCCTCGTTAAACTCCATGTTTATATATGGCTCTACGTTAAACAGATTAGATACCTTCAAAAAATTGATCCCTAAATCATGTCTAATGCAAATAAAGAAGATCCGTTCTCTTTTCTGAGGAACACCCATTTTTGACGCATCAAGAAGGAAATGCTGACAATAATAGCCAGCGTTATCAAAATCTTTATATATGCGCCTAACATAGTCTATTGCACTTCCCATAAGTAAACCTTTCACATTTTCGGCTACTACAACTTTTGGTTGTAATACCCTTGCTAAAGCTATGAAATCAAAGAAAAGCGTATCAAGAACTTGTGCAGATTGCCCCTCTCTGAATTTCTTTTCTTTACCCCAATCCTTTTCACGATTTCCGGCAATGGAGAAGGTGGAGCATGGGGGAGAACCGTCCAAAATATCCAAATTGTAAAGATCGGGCGGTAGCTCTCTCTCTCTCTCTCTCTCAATGTTCGTATATCTTCCAAAAAATTATATTGGGGTGAGTGGTTAGCCACATAACACCGATTAACCTTTGCGTCTATCTCATTGCAGCCAATTACATCAAATCCGGCTAACTTGTACCCCATTGTAGAGCCACCACCACACGCAAAGCAAGAAAACACTTTGCCTTTATCTTTCGTGAATTTGGCTTCTGAAAGCCTCCAATTATAGGGGAATTTATGTTTTTGCATTTCCATATAAATTAAAATGGTAAATCACTTTCACCAGGTCTGCAATCCTCAATTTTGTATTGAGTATCTTCAACTGATTTTATAGTACACAAAACGTATGCTTTCTTTTTTAAAAGAGTTGCAAGCCTTTTCGCTTCTTTTTCCGCACTATCCAAGCTATCATGTTTGCAAGCTGGGGTAGCACACCCTTCCACAAATACCATGTAAAATGTATTCATACCTTTTCTATTTAGCGTTTATCTATAGTTGCCTTTTTACTCGGTGAACGCTTTACAATTATGGGAGAAGAAAGCATTATCTTAAAATACTTAGTACCATCAACTGTAATAGGCTCCTTCTCCATAAGGAAAGAAGCGTTATCCTTTACTTTTGCACAATCAAGTATCTTATTACTTAGGAACTTATTCATAAAGCGAATACCGCCTTTGTCGTACTTGATAGAAAAACCTTGTTCGCTATCAGTTTTGCAAATAAACCAGTCCTTTGTATTTTCTTCATCATTGGCAAACTGAACTTTATCTATATCCTTAATGCCTAATTCAGCAGCAAAAGACTTAGAAATGTAGATCATACCATTTTCACGATTAAATCTCAAAGTCCTTTCTCCGTTGCGTTGTCCTACTGGCTGGCTGTTTTGTTTATTGTATATTACAAGTTTCATAATTGGTAAATTTTAATATTATACGATTGCTATACATGAATATCGGTTTACAAAACTTATATTACTTCGGATAGCATTATTTATTGAATTGATTTTACGGTATATGGTGCTTACTGAAACACCCGTATAATCTGAAAGATCCTTATAAGAGCACCCGGTATCATAAACTTTTAACTTAAATAGCCTATAATCATTTTTCGGGTATTTATGCTTAATGAAGGAAAGAATATCTTTTGCAAGTTTATCCGGCTCTACAAGCTCCTCAACCGATAAACCTTCTTCCATACTTATTAACTGGAAAAATATCTCATTAGGTCTGTAGTATCGGTTTTCTTTAGCTATGTTCCGAAGCCTGGCTCTTTTATAAATTCCCCAAAATAAAGGCTCAAAGTCTATTATTGGCAAGTCTATAAATAGTAGATCCTTTCTCAGAAGCAAATAAGTATCGTGAAAAACGTCCTCATTTAGCTGCCATCCTAAGATACTTCGCAACCGTTTATAATTGAAAGAAAACCAGTAATCAAACCTCAAAACATTGCTTTTCATATCTCTATTGGCTTATACATACGTTTATAGGCACGATTAATTTATAAGTCGCTCCATTGGGGAAACCGTCTTTTATGGCTTCTTCAATCTCGCTGGCTGATGGTACACTTATTCGTTTCCCAAATTCAATTTTGCCCAAGCGTTTTCCCTTGTGATCGAAAATTATATATGTGTATTCATTCATAGGGCTATAATTATTTATTGGGGTAAATTGGGCGTATCACTTCCAGCGTGTCCGCACGAACAATAGCAATACGTTGGTAATATTTCTCACAAGCAGCTTTAAAACCACCACACCAAGCGGTTTTCTTCTCATAATTATCTACTATATCCTTTTCCGCTTTATCCAGATCAATAATAGGATAAGCCATGCCGATACGGATCTGATCGTTTGTATCATGCTGTAAAACTCTGATGTTGATTAAGTTTTTCATATCCGATGTTGCATTATGTGGGGCTTTAGCTCCACTGGTTATTATTTATTGATAACTGTTATAAACTTACATTTAGCCCAAAGCGAAATGTCGTTACTGTTTATGTATTCTTTGTTTCTTGCTTCAATAGCTTTTGCTTCTTGTTCGCTAATTTCTTTTCCGTTTATGAAGTATCGTTTCATAGTTTATTTTTTTAGAATTTCATCAAGTAATTTTTTATCAGCATCCCAAAGATTGTACCCTTTGGCGATCTTTCTTCTTAGATACTCTTTTTCCCCGATCATGGCGATTGCCTTTTCTCTCAAATCTGATGCGCTCCACTTTTCAGCTTGATCTATCAGAAGGTTTGTAAGGCACTTTCTTTCTTCGTAAAGTTCACGTACTAATACCGTCTTTCGCTCTATCTCTTTTAGGGCTGTTGGGTTCTCCATCCACAACTTACAAAAAGCGTCTTTATCAAGGTCTGTATTCATGTAGCACTCTTCTACTTCCGTATAACCATCTGCCGATAGTTTTAAACCCGTTCTTTCTTCAAATTCTTTCTGTGTCATATCTGAATGTATTTAGTTTTATATTCTTTTCGTGTAACTGTTTTTATTACGTTGCAAATATATGTAACATTGGTAATATTACCAAATGAAATAGGTAATATTTTCAAGTGATATTACCAATATTTACCAAGTAAAACATAGAAATATTATCATTATCAGATATATAGCTTTTCAAAAACACTGCAAAATAATTTCAGAAAAAGCATTTTTTAACATTGTGGGAATGTATGCTTTTTGATTTATTCTACTTATTAAAATAGATATTTTAGGATTATAGCTCTGATTTTGAAGAAAACAAGTATAAAAAACATCGGCGTATATATACACCGTTATTGAAAATATTACCTACATTTGCAGTATAACTAAAGTAATATTGATATGAATAAGACACTCTTTAAGAAAGTCAAAGACTTATGTAAGGACACTGGTTTATCAGAGAAGTACCTTACTGCGATAACCGAAAAAATGGGTGGCAGCATTGAGGATGATTCTACTGATGAAGCGGAAATCGAAAAAGTAGCAAACCAAATAGCGGATGTGGCAAAAGAAAGTCAAGGAGAAGCTACCAGGTGGGCTAACAAAGCGAAGGAACCAAAGGAGCCAAAAGAACCGAAGGAACCCAAAGAACCTAAAGAACCGAAGGAGCCAAAGGAACCTGATAACGATCCAAACAAACGGATCTCCGAACTTCAAGCGGAAATGGATAAAATGAAACAAGAGCAAGCTAAGAAAGATCGTGAAACAGCCGTTCAAGCAGCTCTTAACAAGCATGGTATTCCCGAATGGAGAAGAAAAGGTTTGGTTATTCCTGATGAAGAGGATCCAGATGCTTATTGCGCTGGTCTGAAACAAGACTTAATAACTCAAAACCTTATTTCGGAAGATCCAGAGAGTGTAAAAACAGCAAACGCAAAGAATGTTGAAGAGGCTTCTGATGCGTTGCTGGAATCAATTATTGTTAAATAAATCATTTTACAATGAAACGAACAAAAATCTCATTTGTCGGTGAAAAACCGATTTTCACAGGCAGTCCGCAAATTGTACCAGGCGGTTTTAATCTGGATCGGGAGAAACAGCGTTTTTCTGTAGGTGATATTATCCCTGCCGGAACACTCGCTATTTTCGATGAAGTTACAAGAAAGGTACAGATTGTAAAAACAGCGAAGGTTAAAGCTATCGGCACAAAGGATAAGAAAGTTATCACTTTGTATTCAAATGGCTATTGTTCACCCTGCTTTTCTGTTGGAGATAAGCTGTTACAAGCTAAATCCGTTAGTGGAACTTTTGAAGATGCACCTTCTATTGTGTCTATTGAAAAGCCTGGTGTGTCAAACGCTCCGTATGTAATTACACTTTCTGCTGAGATCTCAGGTTTGGCAGTAGATGATGTGCTTGTAGAGGTTGTTGAAAGCTCTACTAATGCTGCTGTTATTGGTGAACCTAACTCTTTAACAATCGAAGAAGTTACTGTAAAAGAGTTTGAAACAGCCATAGATGTTACAGAGGACACTATGCAATATGCTGTAATGGAAAGACGTGTTTTGCCTATTCCCGACAGCATGAAGGATAGCACGAAACGCTATTTAAAAGCGAACTCTCACATTCGATTGTCGCAAACTTATTAAAAGGAGGTGCTAAATGAAATCTATTTATTCAACTTTTACTGGTTTGTTTAAAGATGGCAAACCTATTGATTTTCTCGCAACGTGGAAAAAGACACTGGATAAGGCTTCAGAACGTGAAGTAGCATTATTCCAGAAAACTTATTCGGATGAGTGGTTTGATTGGGAGGCTCCGCAACTCTCTTTGAGAGCTGAGGGTATTATGGGCAAATATCATTTGCGTGTGATGGCAACCCTGATCGGTGATGAATCCCCCACTCCGTTAAGACGTTCTGACGGTTTTGATATTTGGAATGAAGAAATTCCACGTGTCGGACATAAGTTCTTTATGAAGGCTTCCACTTACCGCAAGTTGTTGGAAGTTTATAAATCTCCGTTCTTGAAAGACGGTCAAAAGGTTAAGCAGATTGAAAAGACTTTGCGTAACGATGTGGAAAACGCTTATCTGGGCTGCAAAGATACTGCTGATTTTATGATTCTGAAAGCTATATCAAACTTCGGTGTTTGTCGTTTCATTCCTTCTATCAACAATCCTGGTGGACGTGAGTTTGAAATTGATTACCTGATGGATGAAGCTAACAAACTCGTTTCAGCCTTATTGTGGAATGACGCTAACTCAAAAGCTGGCAAGTTGGATATTATTCTAACTCTTACCATGATCGTTACCTTGTTCAAAAACAAAGGTGTCGTATTTGAAGAGTTACTGATGGCTCCTGAACTGCTTGCATTTATCCGAAGAGATATTACAATTCGAGAAGCAGCCTACGGTAAGGACAAATCCGGCAAGGTTGTTACTATCCCAGACTTGAACACCTTGTTTGCTGATAACGGTCTGCCTAAAGTTCGTGAGATCACCCGTCTTGTGGGTATTGAAAAGGACGGAGAACGTGAGCCGTTAGATCCCTGGAATCACAATATGATTGTATTTAAACCTGCTGGAAAGATTGGCTTTATCCAGCCTTCTATTGAAGATAACGAGCTGTTTGAAGAGGACAATGTAGATTACATGAATGCTGGTAACGGTATTCGTATAGCCAAATGGCGTACTGGTGAATCTACAGGGCAAAAGGCTGGTGAATATACACAAGGATCTGCCCGTTTGATCCCGGTTATCACTGAAATTAACGGTATTGTCTGCTTGCAAGTTAGAGGCTTTGAAGAGCCGGAAGAAGCAGTAGAGGGAGTAACTTTTTATACGAAAGAACAATTCGATCAGAAGGCAGCAGCAGCTTCTTTGGTCGGCTAAAAACGATGCAATATGGTAACATTAAAAGTATTAAAGAAGTTCCAAGATAAGGACAACAAGGAGAAAATTTACCAAGTCGGTGAAACTCTATCAACAAGCGATTTGGATCGTGTAAATAATCTTGTTTCACGAGGAATTTGCAGTATTTCTGCTATCAAGGAGGCTAACAAAGAAGAAAAGAAACCCGAAAAAATTAGCCTTTTTGATAAAGAGTTTGAAATCGGTGCTGTAAAAGGTGCTTTGGCTGAGATTGGTGTTTCAATCAATAAAAATGCTGGCGTTCAAGCAATCACCAACAAACTCGGTGAACTTACAGAAGAGCAAAACAAGGCTCTTTCTGAAATCTTATGTAAAGAGTAACCTATGACGAATTTAGACGCTATCCGTGCTTTATGCACTAAAATATGTTCCGGCTTCTACCCGGATCAGAATGTACTTGAATTTACCCTTTTGGATAATGGTATAGATCCTTCTAAAAACTTCATCCCCAAAGATGTTGAACTGGTGAAGGCTGCTATCAGTGTCGTTAAGGGAATGACTGAAAACAGCCATTCGGAAAGTGGAATTTCTGACGGGTGGGATGCGGATCGTATTAATAAAAGTATCTCCGCTATTTGTCGGGAGTACAATATAGATAGCTCTGATTTTGTCGAAGAATCTTCTGTATCAGACGGTTCTAACCAATGGTAAGTTATGCAATACAACGGAACAATACAGTATAAGGTTTTATCTGGTGGCGGTTTGGATGGTAACGGTGAGCCGATTATCTCTACCGTATCATGGAGTGAGCCTATACGTTGTCTGTACAAAACGGTAAAGCATAGCAACACGATCTATCAACAAGGTAAGTTTACTGATAAAAGCTATGAGATCCTAATTGAAAGTAGGGATTTTCAAGCTGATACGGTAAAACTTACCAATGATAGAACACAGTTTTTGGGTGAGTTTGAAGTACAGGATATTGAGTTTGTTAATCGCTCAGGAAGAGTAAAGATTACGGTTTGATGGGATTCACGAAGGAAACGCCGGATAGTGCTTTTAGCAACTTTCTTGATGATACCAAGAAAGCCGTTATAGGTAGAGCTATTAAGGCTTTTATCTATGTCGGTGAAGCGTGTCTGAAAGAAGCCCGTTTAAACGGCAACTATACAGACAGAACGGGAAACCTTAGAAACTCTATCGGTTATGCCGTACTTTTTAATGGTGAAGTTATGGAAGAAAGTGCTTTTGCCAACACAAAAGGTGGGCAAAACGGAAAGAAGCATTTGGATAGCTTGAAAAAGAACTATCAAAACGGTATTGTCTTGATTGTATCTACTGGAATGAGTTACGCAGCTTATGTAGAAGCCCGTAATTATAATGTCCTTACTTCTTCCGAACTGCTGGCTAACAAACTTGTACCTCAGATTATGAAACAATTAGGCTTTGAAATGAAATGAATAAGACAGGTGATGAAATAGAGCTGGACGTTTTCAACATTATCACAAACAGCCAACTTGCAAAGGAAATAAAAGGTAACGTTTATCGTGAAGGAACACGAGATCTAAACCCTATGGAAGAGGATATAATTGTATCGTTTCTTACTGGTTTGGATGGGCAGTTTCAAACTGGCTCCGTAACGGTAAATATTTATGTTCCCGACAAAGACAATGGCAGTAAGGTATTGGTTAAAGATGTTGGCAGATGCCGTTATCTGGCACGCAAAGCCGATGAGGTTGTTAGATCCTTGAAACCTACTGATTACAGATTTTCTTTAGGTGCAACAATTAAAAGCTACAAAGCAGAAAAGGTAGCTATGCACTTTGTAAACGTAAAGATCAATTTTGAACTAAAAACATTTTAAGTTATGGCAAACAGTGGTATTACATGGGGTAAACCCCTGGTCGAATTTGGGCTAACTGGTGCTGAAGATGCAGCTCCTTCCAGTTTCAAAACAATGCCCACAGCCGAAGAAAATACAGTTCTTCTTACAACTGTAAAAGGAAGTGCGCAAGAATTGTACGGAGAAGGGCATGAACTGGTAGCTCGAAAAATGCAAAAGTCTTATAAGCAGCTTGCTATGAGTGTGTTTATTCCTTCTGGCACAGAGGATCCTATTCCGGAAGAGGACGGAGTTGTAAAAGATGAATATGCAGTACGCCTTACTCCTGAAGATGATACGCTGGATGGATTCATCATGCGTAAATGCTCTGTTGAGGTTGAAGAAGAATGGTCGTCCGCAAAGGGTAAAATGCTAAAATACATCTTTAGCTCATTGAAGCCCAAGACGGGTAAAATGATTGAGAAGTATAAAAAAGCAGAATCATTAGCTGAAGGTTAATTGAACTATGAACAAGGAAAAAGACAACATAGAAGGGCTTGTGTCTGATACGATCTTACAAAAGCCGTATTCTATACAGATAGGACAAGAAACATACGAGGTTGCACCTCCTTCTATTGCTACTCTTATCCTTGCCTCTGAACTTATTTCTCAGCTTCCTAAAGTAGAGTTAGATAAAAGCCTGGTTACATTTGAATCGCTCCGTATTGCGAAAGATTGTAAGGTTTTAGGCGATATTGTAGCTACTCTCATTTTAGGAGCTGAGAATATAACTACAGAAGCAACCGTAGTTCAAAAGTCTTTATTCGGTTTGGTACGCACACGCAAAAAGGTTACGATTGATAACAGGGCTGTTTTATCCGATAAGATCTTGAAACAAATTTCACCAAGTAAAGTGAACGCTCTTACCCTTAAAATCATAAACAGGATGGAGATAGGAGATTTTTTCGGGCTTACCGCTTCCCTGATAGAGATAAACCTTCTCAAACCGACAAAAGCAAGGGAAGCGGATCCGAAGGAAACGATAGCATCTGGGCGGTAGTAGCAGGAATGGCAAAGGCTTATAATCTGACTTTTGATTATATCCTATATAAAATGAGTTTTGCCAATGTTCGTCTGTATAATGCGGTTCTGCCTTCTTTCTCAGCAAAGAAGGATGGTAAAAAAGATACTGGCATTATTCTAAATGGTGATGATCCCAATAATCAGGATGCAGTAAATAACGCAATATTTGACGTAAACGAAGATGAATAACAACGAAGGTACAACATGGTGGGCTTTAGGATTGGATAACGCCAAATTTGAAAGCGATGTGGCGAAATCTAACTCTCTTTTCCGAAGCATAGGCAACACAGCCGAAAAGGAAGGTAGCAGGATAGACAATATTTTCCGTAAAATAACGGTTGCTGCAACTGGATTTTTCACGGCTCAACAAGCGTTGGGATATGCTCAGAAGATAGCTCAGGTAAGAGGCGAATACCAACAGTTAGAAGTTGCCTTCAATACCATGTTGGGCAGTAAGGCTAAAGCTGATGCTTTAATGACACAGCTTGTTAATACTGCTGCTAAAACTCCGTTTGATCTCGTTGGTGTGTCAAGTAGCGCAAAACAATTACTTGCTTATGGTATAGCTGCTGACAAAGTGAATGACACTTTGGTACGGTTAGGAAATATCGCTGCTGGCTTATCTATTCCATTACAAGATATAGCCTGGTTATACGGTACAACCATGACACAAGGCAGATTATACGCTGAGGATCTTAACCAATTTACGGGTAGAGGTATTCCGATGATTCGTGAATTGGCTAAAGAGTTGGGTGTAGCTGAAAATGAAGTTAAGGCTTTGGTTTCCGAAGGAAAGGTAGGATTCCCCGAAGTTCAGAAGGTTATAGAAAACCTTACAAATTCTGGCGGTATGTTCTACAACCTGATGGAAGAGCAAAGTAAGACTATTACGGGTAAGATCTCCAACATGAGCGATGCTATTTCTGTAATGCTTAACGAAGTAGGGAAAGCTAACGAGGGAACAATCAATTCAATACTGGAAACTGGTATCTCCGCTATAGAGAACTACGAGGCTATCGGTGAAACTATACAAGAATTGATTGTTACTTATGGCTTGTACAAAGCTGCTGTAATTTCGGTTGCTGCTACAAAAAATGCCGTTACTACTATTAAAGCCACTGGAGAAGCTGAGGAACTAAGCAAATTGCTTACTGTAGAGCAGCAAGCAGCCATTTCAAAGCAGAATTTAACCAAAGGCACGTTAGAGTATGCAACTGCCGTAAAAGCTGAAATGGCAGCAAATATAGAGGCTCAAACCGCAGCTTTAGCTAAAGCTCGTACAGAGGTTTCAGCAGCCAGCCAAGCCGTAGCAGCCAAGAGAACCGAATACCTTGCTGCTAAAGAGTTGGAGAAGCAAAGATTAGCAGAACTTATGTCTATCGGTGCTACTGGCTCCGCAAAACAAGTAGAAGCAGCAGAAAGAAAATTAGTCGCAGCCGAAACAGCCAGAGAAACAGCAGCCTTACAATACCAAGCAGCCACACGTGATTTTAGCACCAAGAAAGTAGCGGTAGAAACGGCTGCTAAAACATTGAATACCACTCAGACAGCAGCCAACACAGCAGCACAAGCAGCCAATGTAACTACAACAAACTTGTTGGCAACTGCAAAGCTCAGGCTTACGGCTGTAGCTACCAGGTTGAAAGCCGTTATGCTGGCAAATCCTTATACTTTGGCAGCAGCAGCCATAGCAGCTCTCGGTTATGGTATTTATAAACTTATCACTTATCAGACTGACGCAGAAAAGGCGCAAGAAAAACTAAATAACGCCATATCTGAGAGTGAAAAGGTTATTGGAGCTGAAAGATTGCAAATTGATGCGATGTTTGCACGTTTGAAAGCAGCCAAAGAAGGTACGGATGAATACCGTTCTGCAAAGGAAGCCATAATGAGCAAATACGGTGAGTATTTGAAGGGGCTGGGGGATGAAAAGAACGCTTTGGATGATCTGGCTAAGGCTTATCGTATCATTACGCAAGAAGCCGAAAAATCAGCTCGTGCAAGAGCTATGGATAAAGCGGTTAATGAGGCTTCTGATGAATTGATTGAAAATGAATTAAAAGGTAAACAAAATATAGAGAATTTACTTAATAAGAAGTTCAAAGGCAAAAAAGATGAAGATGGAATAGACCTCTCTCAGGTATATTACGCTAAGATTGTACCCGTGTTGGAAGGCAAGGGAGAAATTACCAAAGAAATCCAGGATATTATAAAGCAGTTTGACGAAACCAAATACTTGCCTGGCGATCCCATGACTGGTATAGGTGCGCAAACCTACATAGCTAATGACTTGCAAGATGAAATAACCAAAGTATTCAAAGCTCGTGGCATTTATAATAATATCATAAAAGAGGCTCAAAAACGCTTCGGGGAGAATCCTAACCAAAATCAGAAAACGAGTAATCAAGAAGAGGTATTTTATACCAAAGGTAAATCCATTTCTGAGATAGAAGCAGCCATTACTAAAGGTCAAGAAAAACTGGAGGCTTTCAAAAAGGCTCTCAAAGAGAACAACGGCTTAATGTCTGATGGCAAAGTAGTAACCGATGCTGTTGTAAAAGGACAGGAAAGCTATATAGCTAAATTAAAGGCTACCGTTCTTGAACGTGAAAACGAGCTACAAATTATTAGCCAAGTAGAGAACCGTATTTCTAAACTGAAACAGGAGCAGAAAGAAACCGTTAAGGGTAGTGCTGAATACAACGACTATCAAAAACGTATAGATTCACTGAGTAAAAAGCTACCAGATACTTCCAAGCAGGAAGAAAGTATTCGTAAGCAGAATGAAAAATACAAATTGCTTATGGATAAACAAGCTGTAGAACAATCACGTATGCAAGAAGATCTACAACTAAAGGTAGAGCAATCCCGTATTGACGCAATGCAAGAAGGATCGGCAAGAACTATTGCCCAAATGGAGCTTAACCATAAGAAAGAGAAATTGCAGTTGCAACGTGAAAAGGAGGATTATATTCAAAGCGTTATTGAAAATGAACGTGAAAAATTTGAAGCCAATCCAGCTAACAAGGGAAAATCTTTTAATTCTGCCAAAGTAGATATTCCCCAGTCAGAACTAAATAAATACAATCTATTATTTTCTGAGCTGAATATAAAGCAGGATAATGAAACAAGAGCCTTTACAAAGGGTATGGTTGAACTGTATCAATCTTATACAGACACACGTATTGCTATAGAAAAGAAATTCAATGAGGATATTGCTACATTGCGAAAGCAGCGTGAAGAATCCATAAAAAAAGGAGATGATTCTACAGCAGAAGCCTTATCACGTAGTATAAGCAAAGCCATTGCAGAAAAGGGGAAAGCGTTAATGAAACACGATTTCGACATTTTGAAGCAGTCGCCCGAATATATACGTGCCTTTGAAGATTTACGCAATACATCTACCAATACCCTTACAGACCTTTTGCGACAGCTTGAACAAGCCAAAGTTACAGCAGCTACGGTACTCAACCCGGAAGATTTACGGGAATACACATCCACGATTCAAAGTATAATGGATGAGTTGGAGCAACGTAATCCGTTTAAAATGCTTGTTGAAAAGAAACAAGAACTTATCGCAGCCGAAAGAGAACTGGCAGAAGCCGAGCGTATTTTTAACCTGGTGAACAAAGGGGGGAAAATCGTTAGTAGTTCCCGTTTTAATGACAAAACCAATAAAATAGAGCTTATTTATCTAAGTGCAGAAGAGGCTCTTAAACGCTATAACGCAGCAAAGGACAAGGCAACCAAGGCAAATAACAGCTTTGTAAAGGCTGAAAATACAGCAGCAAAGACAGTAGAAACCCTTGCTTCTTCTATACAATCCATCGGTGGAAGTATAGGGGGAACTACAGGAGAGATCATTTCTCTAATGGGAGATATTACCTCTTTCGCTTCTACTTGTATGACAGGAATGAGTAATGTTTCCAAAACAGCCAGTGCATCTATTCAAGCAATAGAAAAAGCGTCTGTTATTCTTAATATAATTTCTATTGCAGTTTCACTATTGCAGAAAATAAGTGAACTTGGCAATAACAAGGCTTTTAAACAGTATGAAGAATATGCTGAAAAATTAAAGGAAATAAATGCTTTAACCGATGCAATAAATGAATACCGTATCGCTGCATTGGAAGCTAATCAGGCTGAAAAAAATTGGTTCTCAGAAGATAATTTACGACAATTACGTGATTTTAGAAAAGTACATGATGAAGTTTACAAGGCTTATATAGACAAAGCGTCAGAAGCACAAGCTATCTACCAAAATAAAGGTGGTGGTGGTTGGCTTACTGGTGCTTTTAACTGGGTAATGGGCAATTTGTCCGCTTTGTCATGGTGGGATGAATGGAGAGATATTTGGGGGCAGGGAGATTATGAAAAAGGTCAGACAGCAGCAATCAATAACTTGCGTATTGAAACAAGAAAGAGAAGTAAAGGTTTCCTTGGTTCTGGTATAGGTGGGCACTCTCAGAAAACAGAAGATCTGGTAACATGGGCAAGAAATCAGGGCTTAGGTGAACTGTTTGATGATGAAGGATTGATTAACAAGGAGCTTGCGCAATCACTTATCGACAACTACGGTGATAAACTTGTTGGGCAAACAAAAGAAACTCTTGAAGCTCTGATCGAACTTCGAGAAAAATATGATGAATATTTAGAACAGCTACATGAATATGTAAGTTCGTTATACCAGCCTTTGGTTGATAATTTCGTGGATAGCCTTTGGGATTGGTTGGATAATGGCAAAGACGCTTTGGACAGTTTTAAAGAATATGCTTCTGACACATTCCGAAATATTGTGTCTGATATGTTGCGCTCTATTGTACTTAGTAAAGTCGTTGATAAATTTGATGAACAGATAGCAACGTTGTACGAACGATATTCAAAAGGAGAAATTGATGAGCAAAGCCTTATGAAACAGGTAGCGGATGCGACTAAGGATTTAATTGGTAGATACGAAACGAATATTCCAACTCTTGAAAATATTCTTAATACAGTTAATGGCTATTTCAAGGATGCTGGAATAGATTTAAAAAAAGGCGATGATGATTCACGTAAACCATCCACTAAAGGAATAACAGCTGCAAGCCAAGATAGCGTAAATGAATTGAACGGGCGTGCTACTGCCATTCAGGGACATACCTACTCTATTAATGAAGGCATAAAATCTCTTATAAAAGATAGTGCGCATATCCTTGATTTATTAAGTGGCATAAAAGATAACACATCTTATTGCAAGAAACTTGAAAGCATTAATTCTACCATTGGGAATATGAATTCCAATATAAAGGAAATGAAAGAAAGCATAGATAACATGAATGATAAAGGTGTAATAATGAGGAAATGAAAAATAACTTATACATAGACGGTACGGACGCTTTTACTCGGTTCGGGGTTTTTATTGCTGAGGGTGGGCATAACGAAGTTGTTGCTTTCCCGGCATTAAAAGCACCAGAAGTTTCTAATGATTGGGCTGAGTATGACGGTATCGAAGTGGATTTGTCGGATCCTAAACTTGATACTAAAGAACTTGAAATAAAGTTCAACGCAGTAGGTATGTATCAGACTGGAGATTTCATTTCTCTGTTGTCCGATGGAGCTTACCATACCTTTGAGTTTAAAAGAATCGGATATACTTGTAAACTCCGATTGGTTTCAGAGGTAAATGTAGCTCTGTATATCGGTGCTAAAAGTTTCTCGTTAAAATTCGCAGATGATTTCCCTTTGAGAGATTATAAATATACGGCTCCTTTATCGACAACCAATATACCTACGCAGGGGTATGAAATAGACGGGATAGATTTCTCCGTTTACGGTATTCGTGTATTGGAAGGAAGCGAGGCACAAATACTTAAAGCTCCAGCAGTGAAGAAAAATATGTTACGTAACCTTTCTACCCAAAATGGGGCTATTTATGATGGCAAACAAGTAGTGTACCAACATAAAGAAGTTGCCTTGAATTGTTGCTTAATCGCTAAGAATCTAACGGAGTTCTGGAGAAATTACAATGCTTTCCTTCACGATCTGATAAAGGTTGTGGAAATAGACGAAGGCGAAGGCGTGAAGGTACAAACGGCTGAAAGATCCTTGTTCGTTGAAAGCACTTACGAGGAATACCCATGTTACTACAAAAGCTCAAAAGTAAGTCTGTTTTCCCCTGACGATCAAATTTGGTGCGTTTTTACCTTAACGTTGGTATTTACTGCCTTTAGAGTTGGAGGGGATGAATATTTACTTGCTTCTGAGGCTGGAGAATTGATAGTTACAGAAGATGGTGAGTTTTATATAGATTTGAAAAGCTATGGCTATTAAAAAGAAGAAAATAAGCGAGCTGACACTTTCGGATAACCTGAAAGGATTGTACACTATTGGAGTTAAATTAATCAATGGGGTACAAACCAGCGTGAAAGTAAGTTTGGAATACATTCAAACGGCATACGAGAACGCTGTAAAAGCAACCAACAGTGCAAATGAAGCTGCCAAGTCTGCTAACAATGCTGCTTCAAGTGCCAACACTGCAACCTCAAACGCAAATAAAGCGACTGAGGCAGCGAAAACGGCTACCAATAATGCTAATGAGGCTACCCAACAGGCTAAAACTGCTACTTCCAACGCAAACTTGGCTACTCAAAAAGCGAATACAGCAGCTACCAATGCGGATAATGCACGAAAAGGATTGGAAGAGATAAAAAGTGCAACTGAAAGTGCTACAGCCAATGCCAACAAAGCAGCTACTAATGCGAATGAGAAAGCACAAAAGGCAGAAACAGCAGCTAACAATGCAAATACTCAGGCAAATAGGGCAAAAGAACAAGCGGATAATCCCCCGAAAATGGGTGAAAATGGCAACTGGTGGAAATGGGATGAAACGCAAAAGAAGTATGTAGATACCGGGATTTTGGCAAAAGGCGGTATTCTCTATCCTACTTTTACGATTGATCCCGATACAATGGAACTGATCATGTATTACCAGGATGATATAGCTGCTGATATGTTTGATATTGACAATGAAGGATTTTTAATTTTTAACCCCAAGTGATATGGCAGAAGGAAACATAAGATTAGGAAAGGTTGCTTTCGTGGATAAGGGAACTTATTCAGCAGCTACCACATATAATACATTTGATTTCATTACTACGGATGATAGTTGCTATCTCTGTATCAAGGACGGGAACAAAGGACACGCTTTAACCGAAACTACTTGGTGGAAATGTATAGCTCGTGGAACAACCGCCACAGCAGCAGCTAAAAAGGCTGAGGACGCTGCTAAACTGGCTAATGAAAAAGCTACAGCAGCCGATAGCGCAGCAGGTAAGGCAGTAGAGGCTACCAACAATGCCAACGCAAAAGCTAATGAAGCTCACGAAAAGGCGGAAGAAGCCAATACTGCTAAAGATAATGCAAATGAAGCTACTGGCGATGCAAGGGTAGTTATCGCAAGGCTGGAGGAACTGGAAGAATCGCTAATCTCAAAATACAAGCTGATCCCTACTTCCATGAAGCTAAACTACCCGAAAAAAGTTACTTACAGGAATACCCAGCCTTTCAAAGTTGAGGTAGAATTACTTCCCGTAGATACTGGTAGGAATGTATTGTTTCTCGGTGATGATCGGGCGGTGTCTATCACTCCTGATGGCGTATTTATGATTAACGGTGTAGGAATGAGTAAAATTCACGTTATCCCAACGGAAAATACGGGTATTTATCAAACTATACAGATTGAAGTACAGGAGCCAGGAATAAGGTTTACTTCTGGTAAGGGTATGCGTTTATCCGGCTCTGGTGGTATCATATTAACTTAGTAAATTTTATTGTTTAACTTCTTAACACTATAAAAAATATGGCACTTACAGCAGAAGAGGAAGCTAAAGTAAAAAAGATTATTACAGCTTACGACAATGGCAAAAGATTAAATGAATTACCAGTAGCAGACAGCAGTAACCCCTTCGACCTCACAACTGAGGTATTGGATAAAAGCGGAGAAAGCAAACAAGCTGGTCTGGCTGCTATGCTACCTTATGCAGAGGATCAATGTAGCTATGGTGTAGAATTAGATGTAACAATATCTTCTTCGGTTCTTACCCGTACAGGCAACATGACACTGCATAAAACATTGCCAATTCAAAGCAAGATGAGAGGGTGTTTGCTATCAGATGAAGGCAAGGTTATTGAATACCTAAACCCTACCAACTGGAAAGCGCATAAAAGGGATGGCTCCAATGGTATGGTTATGGTGGAAATCCCTGCTCACTGGAGAAGATTTTATACCAATGGAAACAAAAGAGGTGTACGAATCAGTGAATACCCGATACCAGGTTATCATTTCGTAAAGAAATGCTATATCTCGGCTTATGAGGCAACAATCCAACGTAGCACTGGTAAACTGGCTTCTGTAGTAAATACTTCGGCTGATTACAGAGGTGGTAACAACCAAGCAGATTGGGATGCTTTGCCTAAATCCCAATTAGGCAAGCCAGCTACATCTACGAGTAGAACAAACTTTCGTGCTGCTGCTCGTAAAAGGGGGGCTGGTACGCAATGGAACTGCATGGACTATAACGCTTATATCACTTTGGCATGGCTCTATTACATAGAGTATGGAAACCTTAACTGCCAGTTGGCTTTCAATGCCCAGAAAGATAGCAACGGTTATGCTCAGGGTGGTTTGGGTAATGGTGTAACTACATGGGATGGTACAAAGTGGAACAATTTTAGTGGTTATTATCCTATTATTCCTTGCGGTACGAGTGATGAATTGGGAAATGCTTCTGGTGAAGTAGCTTACACTTTAGAGAAAGCAGAAGGAGAAAACAGCAAAGTATTTACCGTACCTCGCTATCGTGGTATTGAAAATCCCTTCGGGCACGTCTGGAAATGGACGGATGGAGTAAATATAGAAGTGAAAACCAATTCAGACGGAGGAACTTCTAAAGTGTATGTTTGTGATGATCCTTCTAAATACAACGATAGCAACTACACAGGCTATACGCTTAGAGGATTGGCAGCACGTGCAGAAGGTTATGCAAAAGAAATGATTTTCGGTGAATTTGGCGATTTGATTGCTTCTGTAGTCGGAGGTGGATCTACTACCTATTGGTGTGATTATTTCTATACCAATATAGGATCTAACGCTCTTAGGGGTGTCCTTTTCGGCGGTACTACGATTCTTGGGGATCGTGCGGGCTTCGGTTCTGCGGATACGCATTACGCCCCCTCGCATACGTATGCGGGTGTCGGCTCTCGGCTTTGTTTTATTCCTGAATCGTGAAGCGAGCCAGGTTTAGACTGCAAAACTTAAATGATTAATAAACAAATAAATATAGGTTGGTTGCTGGTGGGTGTCCTTTTCA